GTTGAAGAAACCCCTGAATTCTGATATACTAATTATGAACGCATGGTCGCTACTTTATGAGGAACTTGACATGAGCAAAAACATTGAAGAGGGGAATTCCCAAGATTTCTGGGTGGAGGATGGATACAGTCTTGTAGGAAATCCATACATCACTGGTTCACCTTCAAATGATACTATTAACTTTTCATCAACTGTTATTGGTGGTGGTATTCTAGGAGGAGAAGGTGAAGATCACATCTCTTTCGTAAATCCATCGATTGCCTATACTACAGAGATTCCAAATAGTATCCCTGACTTCCAAACAACAAAGACTAGATGGAAGTATGATGAGGAGAAGATCCTCAAAGAATTGTCCGATTATATTTCTGGTACATACAACCAACATTATTCTGCTGGTACTGATAGGGTACAGACACTTGATCTCATTGAAGCCTGTGGTGACGGTGAATCATTCTGTCGATCCAACATCCTAAAGTACGCCTCTCGTTATGATAAGAAAGGTACAGCACGACGTGACATTATGAAGATCCTGCATTATGCTGTTCTTCTGTTACACTTCAACGACAAAAACGCACAACGAGAAACCTATCCTCAATGACAATGAAACTTTCTGAATCAACCGTTAATCTTCTCAAGAACTTTAGTTCTATCAATCAATCTATCCTGTTCAAGGAAGGAACTAAACTTCGTACTATCTCAGTGATGAAGAACATNCTGGTTGAAGCAAATGTATCTGAAGAGTTTCCACGGGACTTTGGTATCTACGATCTCAATCAGTTCCTTAATGGTCTCTCCCTTCACGCTAACGCTGAACTGAACTTTGATAATCAGGAATATGTTCTGATCAAAGAAGGTCGTATGAGGAGTAAGTACTTCTTCGCTGATCCTTCTGTGATTGTGGCACCTCCTGAGAAAGAGATCACTCTNCCTTCTGAGGATGTTAAGTTTGAACTGACATCACAACAACTAGAGAAACTGAAGAAAGCATCTTCTGTATATCAACTCCCTGATGTGTCTGTGGTCGGTGAGGCTGGTGTAATTAAACTGGTTGCACGAGACAAGAAGAACGATACATCAAACAACTTTGAGATTATTGTTGGTGATACAGAAGATGAGTTCGTGTTCAACTTCAAGGAAGAGAACCTGAAGATTGTTCCTGGTAACTATGATGTTNNNGTNTCTTCCAAACTTCTTATCCAAGTTCNNCAANCAGAANATCGANGTNGTATACTACATTGCATTGGAACCCGATTCGACCTTTGGCTGATGAACATCTTTGTNACNNNNCCNGACCCTATCAAGTCTGCTCAAGTTCTTCCTGACAAACATATTGTCAAGATGCCACTTGAGACTTGTCAGATGTTGGCTATTGTCTGTTCTGACAAGTGGGGTCATGGGTTTGGTCAACTCCATCGTCAAGATGGTGAACCATACAAAACAGAAAAGGGTGCATTCCGTAATCATCCCTGTACTGTGTGGGCTAACTCATTTGTAATGAACTGGCAGTGGCTCCTTCATCATGGTATTGCTCTCTGTGATGAGTACAAGAACCGTTATGGTAAGGAACACACCTGTTTACAACCACTAGAAGAAGCTCGTATTATTCTCCCTACTGGAGACCCTACAGGACGGTCTGGCAAAGACACCACACCGTTCGTTAGAGCTATGCCTGATGAGTTCAAACTAGATACCAGTATCTCAACCTTTGATGCATACAAGATGTACATAGGTTCTAAACCGTGGGTAACTGACAACTACCTTCGTATTCCTGATCGTAAACCTGAATGGGTATGAATGAAATCTTAAAAGGAAAAGTAAAAACACTTTTCGAAACAGACAATCCTGAAGAAGTATTGATTCGTTATGAGGATTGTGTAACTGCTGGAAACGGGCAGATGATTGAATACCCAAAAGGAAAGGGTACGATCTGTTGTTTGATGACAGCAATGTTGTTTGAGTATCTAGAAAGTAACTCAATCAGAACACACTTTATTGATTGTCCTTCATTGGATACTATGAGGTGTAAGAAACTAAAGATCGCTCCTGTGGAAGTTATCTGTAGGAACATCGCAGCTGGTTCTATTGTAAAAACTACAAACATCACTGAGGGTTTCCTTATTCAACCTCCCATCATTGAGTTCTTTCTCAAGGATGATAGTAAGAATGATCCCTTACTGACACCAGATCGTGTGAAGTTGATGGGTATCGATACAGAACCACTGATCGAAAAGGCTCGAAATGTTAACGATCTGCTACAACCACTCTTCTTATTGTGTGGTATTGATCTAGTTGATTTTAAACTGGAGTTTGGGTATGACGCCCATGGTGATCTCTTTCTGGCTGATGAACTGTCACCAGACAACATGAGGTTATGGAGTAAAGACAGAACAGAACGGTTCGATAAGGACTTGTTCCGTAAGGGAGAAGGTGATATAGTAGAAGCCTACAAGATTATTTTGACAAAACTGAGGCAGTTTGTATGAGTCGTGATGAATTTGTCTGGGTTGAGAAATATCGACCTAAGACTATTGAGGAATGTATTCTCCCTGATAATATCAAGAATACATTCAAAGCCTTCCTAGATAAAGGTGAGGTTTCCAATCTTCTATTATCTGGTCCTCCTGGATGTGGTAAAACCACTGTCGCTAAAGCCTTATGTAACGAACTTGGAGTAGATGTTTATGTCATCAATGGGTCCGATGAGGGGAGATTCCTCGATACTGTCAGAAACAATGCGAAGAATTTCGCTTCGACCGTATCGCTTTCGTCAACTGCTAAACACAAAGTCATCATCATTGACGAAGCAGATAACACAACCCCTGATGTACAACTTGCCTTACGGGCGTTTACTGAGGAGTTTATTGGCAACTGTCGATTCATCTTCACTTGTAACTATAAAAACAAGATTGTTGCTCCCCTTCACTCCCGATGTGCAGTCATCGACTTTGCCATTAAGGGAAAAGAAAGACAGGAACTTGCAGGAAAGTTCTTCAAAAGACTCCAACAAATCTTGGATAAAGAATCTGTTGGATATGACGCAAAAGTCCTTGCAGAACTTATCAACAAACATTTCCCAGACTGGAGAAGAGTACTCAACGAAGTTCAAAGGTATTCGTCAGGGGGAAAAATCGACTCAGGTATACTCGCTTCGTTCGCGTTAGTAAAAACTGATGACCTCTTCAAAAGACTCAAGGAAAAAGACTTTTCTAGCGTCCGTAAGTGGGTTGTTAATAATCTTGATAACGATCCCGCTGTTCTTCTTCGTAGCATATACGATGCCTGCTATAACAATCTTGAAGGTCCTGGTGTTGCTGCAGCTGTCCTTATTATCGCTAAGTACCAGTATCAAAGTTCGTTCGTGGCTGATCAAGAGATAAATATTCTCGCTTGTCTTACTGAAATTATGGTAGAATGTGAATTCAAATGAGTAAATTAAAATCAAGACAAAAGAAATCTAGAATCTATTATTACTTCTGGGGTGTTATGACCTTCATTGTCCTTATCGGACAACTCTATGTTGGTACAGGATATCGAATCATGGCACAGAATACATCAGATCTTACTGAACTTCTATCTAAAACATTGAAATGAAATTCAAAGCATTAGTATTCGTTCGTCTGAGGTCACAGGTTGATGACTCTCCTGGCAATGCCGTGAGAGACGCCTGTAAACGATTGTCCGAGTTGGATATCAAGAAACTTAGATTAGGAAAAGTGGTTGATGTTTGGTTAGAAGCAGAGACTAGAGAGTATGCTGAGAAGGAATTAGAAATGCTTTCCGATAGATTTCTTGCTAATACAGTCATGGAAGACTGGGATTATAATTTGGTAGAGATTGAAGAGTTCCCTAAAGGTATTGAACAATGAATGTAAAAGTATTTCGTATGATCTCCGGTGAGGAGGTAATTTGTACTCTAATTGATGAGAATGAAACTTGTATTGAGGTTGAGAATCCATTGATTGCTCTACCCTCTCCAAGTGGTCAAGTTGGATTTGGTCCCTGGTCTGTTCTGCAAAAAGAGGATACAACTCTCAAGGTTGATAAAAAACACATCGTTTATATGTGTGATGCTAGAGAGGAGATCGTAGATAATTATGAGAATATTTTTGATCCAAACAAAATTAAAACACCTAGTAAGAAACTAATTCTATGAAGAAATTATTTTTAGTACTGGCCGGTAGTATTTTCCTAACTACTCCAGTTTTTGCTCACAAAGCATCAATTCATGATCCACCAAGGGCTCATCGACCACGAGTTGCAACTCGACGAGTTGGTCATCGCCATCATTTTCACGGTGTGACCCATAGACATTGTCATTATCACGATAGATATGGATATAGTCATTGTCATAAACATTCACACAATGGACCTGGAAGAGGACATCATGGCAAAAAATGGTATCATGGAGTTCCATACGACCCATTGCACTTTCAAATTTTCTTTAATTAATGGAACCTGAACTGAAGGATTGGTTGAACTCTATCAATTTCAATAAGGATGACCTTACTGAAGATGATGAACATGTCATTAAATCATATCCCCCCTTTATTGTTAACAAATGTCTGTCGGGTCATATTGATACTGTTCTTTATGCCAATGAAATGAATAGATATCATTTCTTAGATAAAGATATGCAATATAAATTTTATCTAAATATCTTGAGAAAGAGAAAGAGATTTTCTCCTTGGGTTCGGAAGGATCAAGTATCCGACCTTGACATTGTCAAACAATACTATGGTTATAGTAATGAGAAAGCACGTCAAGTCATGAGGATTCTGTCCACTGAACAAATCAATTACATAAAACAACGACTTGACATTGGTGGTAAAAAATGACACAAACAGATGAACCACAGGTTTCCTGGTCTCAAGATAAGATGATTGAGGTCAAGTTAAATGAACCTGATGATTTCCTTAAAGTGAGAGAAACCCTGACTAGGATTGGAGTAGCTTCAAGAAAAGAAAAGAAACTTTACCAATCTTGTCATATTCTACATAAACAGGGTAAATATTACATAGTTCATTTTAAGGAATTATTTGCCCTCGATGGTAAATACGCTAATCTTACTGTTAATGATGTTCAGCGTAGGAATCGTATTACTCGTTTGCTTGCTGATTGGGGTCTCATTTCAGTTGTAAGTGAGGATGGTATTCTTGACATTGCGCCACTGAATCAGATCAAGGTGCTTCCATATCGTGATAAAGGCGATTGGGTTTTAGAACAAAAGTATAATATTGGTAAGAAGACTAAAGAAGAAGAATCTAAATAAGACTGAGACTCTTTTCGTGCGGTCTCTACGAAAGTCGGAACTTACAGGCATCCTTGACAGGATGCTTTTTTATGCTATAATATCTGTGTAGTTGGAAAGGAGTTACTCCCTTTCCTTTTACAATGTTCAATTACAATAAGTTTTTATGACGAACCTCATGAAGCTTGTTAAGATCATTGACCTCTATGAAGATAGGGTCAGTGAAAACAGAAAAAACAAGCTATCAGGATTCCCAATAACGGGATCTATCCCATTTGGTACTCATTTATTAGAAGATCTAGTAAAAGAGTACATTACAAATCCAAATTTCGATTGGAGACAACCATATGTGTGTGCTGTAAAAGCAAATGCCACATATTCTGCACCTGTATATAACAGACCATTTGAAATTGATCTCAATAGATGTGAAAGATATGTAGAAGACGAAGGTGCTTTCTCATATGTTTTAGCGGGAACAGGATCAGGTTATGTAAGACCTAATGGTGAGTTTGTAAGTACGCAAGGTGGACACAGAACCACAGAAGCATATGCAGTAACATTAAACCCAGAGGTTAGACTCTTGGTTAATGTAAAATTTCATGACCCTAATTCTACCAATGAACAAATCGTTGAGTTAGAAGCAAAGGATCATCACGTAGATGCTGCAAAAAGAAATCCTCAAAATACTGAGCACAAATTTAGATCAGCGTATAGATCTAATGAAGACTGGGCAATTAAGTTATACAATTACTTAGAACCCTTTAACATCAGTGTTGCAGGAACTTTAGAAGGAGCATACTTCTCTCTTCCATCTCATTCATACATGTCTACTGCTATAAAATTAGCAGGAGAAGGAACTGTTTCAAGATACTTGGATTGTTTCACTAAAAACAAATGTGAAAAAGAAATTTATGGAAGTGTTGTTGTAGCAGGGTCTTTATTTCTAAAAGGATTCTCTGAGTATATCGCTAAAGTTGATGAAGACAATAACATTGATTCATTCGACCTAATGATGAAATATTATTTTACTGAGTATGGTGAAAGGTACAAAGAACTTGATCCAGATGCAAGAAACCTTACACAATCTGATCTTGTGCAGGGTGGTAGTCTTTACAAAGGAAATGAACCTGCTGTTGCAAGATTTGTTTTCTTGTATAATGATTTTGTCAGAATCAAAAGATTTAAAATCAGTGGTAGACAAAAAACTGCTATTCCATTTGACGGTGCAGAGGATAAGGGTTGGAATACATTCCTTTCCACAGCACATCCTCTAATGAAACCCGCACTTGGACAACTGGCAACCACCAAGTTTTTCTGATAACCGAATAAAAAACTACGGGGTTC